GATGAGTATACTGAATTTGGTGGGCCTAGATTAGTTAATAGAAATGATGAGATTGAATCAGGCTGGGTAATTAAAGAGAATGGTAGAGAAGTTAAGAAAGGAAGTAGATCTATTATTAAGATCATGACTTTCCAAAACTCTGGATTTAAATCTGTAGGTAAATCTTGCTCTCGAATGCTATTTGAGGAAGCAGGTTTATTTGAGAATCTAGAGCAAGCTTACATCATATCTTCTCCTTTATTTCGAAGTGGTACAACTATGATCGGGATTCCGATTATATTTGGTACTGGTGGAGATATGCTATCAGCTACTCAAGACTTCGCAAAGATGTTTAAGAATCCTAAGCAGTATGGCTTAGCAGAATATAATAATATCTATGAAGAGAATGTACACGGAACGTGTGGATATTTCATAGACGAGATGTGGTATAGACCTGGGGATTTATATTTCTTAGGTAAAGTAGATAACCACATTTATAGAGGTGTAGATGAGCAAGGTAATCCTAATAGATGGGCTGCTGAATTAGACTTACTAGCAGAGCGGGATAAGAAAAGAGGTACAGATAATAAAGCATATATACAAGCAGTTACTCAGTGGTGTAGAACACCTAAAGAAGCATTTATGCTACCTGAAGGTAATATATTCCCTACTGCAGAATTGTATGATAGGTTGTCTAGACTTAAATCCGAAGAAGCTTATAAGTATTTAGGTGTAGCTGGAACGCTATATCATTCATCAGATCCAGATTCTTATAATGGAATTAAGTTTGCTCCAGACTTAGAAGGTAAGTTAAACCCATTACACTCATATGATTTAAAAGCTAATGAGAATAGGAATGGTGCTATAGTTATATATGAGCATCCTATAGATGTGAATGGGGAAATTCCAAAAGATATGTACATTGTTGGGCATGACCCTTACGGAACTAACTCAGAAGAAGGGGAGTCTTTAGGTGCTTCATATGTGCTTAAGACTAAAAAATATTTAAAGCATGGGCATGACCAAATAGTAGCAGCCTATGTAGGTAGACCTACTGGAGGTAACTCTATGACTGTATACAATACTAATCTAGATAAATTATCACAGTATTACGGTAATGCTAAGATTATGTTTGAGAATGACCGTGGAGATGTACAGAATTACTTTTTAAAGAATAAGAAGTTACACGTTCTGTATGATGAACCAGGTACTGTAATGTTAAAGACTTTAGGTAAGAAGAGTTATGGTAGAGTTAAAGGTTCTTCCATGTCTTCTGTAAAGATGAAGCAGCAAGCAGAACTATATGTATATGACTGGTTATTAGAGCCTAGAGGTAAGAATGAAGAAGGTAGAGAGATATTTAATTTAGACTTAATACCTGATATTGGACTGTTGGAAGAATTGATTTTGTATACGAGAGAAGGCAACTTTGACCGTGTATGCGCATTCTTTCAGGTAGTTATTGCTCTAGAAGAGAACTTTAATAAGCACGAAGTTATATCAACAGAACGAGATAAGACACTAGATTTTTTAATGTTTAATAAAAAATTATTTCCATTTAGGAAAAAACCAATTAGCTCATGAGGAGTATTATACAAAGATTAAGTTACAAAGAAAAGATTAAAGACGACAATGCTTGGGGAAAGCAGATGTTGAATAATCTAGAATTATATGCAAACTCAGGTTGGTCTACAGATGGACTACCTGGAGTAGATACACGTGCAGATATGATATGGAGATCTTATCGCTTATATAATTCTCAAATTGATGAGAAGGATTTTGAAGATGATCTGAATCCGTTAGGATTTCAATTAGGTCAAAAGAAGGATAAGATAGCTCCGTACAATAAGGCGCACAATAAGATTAATGTGTTGCTAGGAGAATTGCTTAAACGTCCATTTAATTATAGAGCTACCTTTACGAATTTAGAAGGTGCTTATGTATTGATGGATGAGCGTAAGAATCTTATTAAGAAGTATGTAGCAGCTGAAATGGCTAAGCAGGGTGAGATAGCTTACTTGCAAGGTAAAGGCTTACCAGAAGCTCAGATGGCTGAAGCAGTACAAAAGATAGAAGAGAAGTATAAGGACGTGATGAACCCGGAGCAAATTGAGGAGTATTTAGAAAATCAATTTTCCGAACCACGTGAGATTAAATCTAATCGACTTCTTTCTGACTTGTATAAGAGGCTGAAGATTTATGATCTTAAGAAAGACTCATTTAAACATGGCTTATTATCTGATGAGGAGCATTGCTGGATAGGATTTATTAATGGACAATTGACTGTTAAAATCTTGAATCCACTTGGTATATTTTACCATAAATCTCCAGAGACTAAGTATGTACAGCACGGTGAATTCGCAGGTTATAAAACTAAAATGACTGTAGCTGATGTTATAGATACTTATAAGAACTTAACAGAAGATCAGATTAAGCAGTTGGAATCTAAGTACTCAGAAATTAATTCTAGAGATACTGAAAGAGATTTATATTTCCCGCACAGAGAGTTAAATTACTTACGTGCAGGTATTAATAGTAAGATAGGTAGTTATGGATATTCTTACTCAGATGAAGTAGATGTAATTCATGCTACTTGGAGAAGTCTTAGAAAAGTAGGATTCTTTACTTTCATAGATGATAATGGTGAACTGCAAACTGAGATAGTTTCAGAAGAGTTCAAAATGGATAAGAATAATCCTAAATATGTAAAAATAGAATGGGATTGGGTTCCAGAGATTTGGGAAGGTACTAAGATAGATAATGATATTTATGTAGATATTAGACCAATAGAGCACCAAGAAGTAGATCCAGATAATCCATATTATCAACCATTACCTTATCATGGTGTAGTATATAACAATATGAATGCGCAGCAAGTTTCCACTATGGAAAGGATGCGACCATTCCAGATGTTATATTTTATAGTGATGCATAAGTTAAAACAACTTATCGCTTCAGATAAAGGTAGAGCTATTGAGATAGATGTATCTAGATTAGATCCTAAGATTGGTTTAGAAGAAACTTTATTCTACTTAGATAAACAAGATATATATTTATATAATTCAGCTCAAGGTGCAGAAACTCCTGGAGCTAGCACTAGATCTGCTGTAGGTAATTCTATTGATAGATCTAACGCAAGTCATGTTATTAATTACTTAAATATCTTAGCTTATATAGATGAGCAGATAGGTGAAGTTGCTGGGGTAACACGCTCTAGAGAAGGGCAGACAGCTCCATATGAAGCAGTTACTAACTCTCAGCAATCTATTATGCAGTCCTCTACAATTACTGAGCCTTTATTCCATAACCATATGGTTCACTGGGAGAATGTGTTAAATTACATGGTAGACTTGGCTATTAAGAAATACGATACAGAAGGTGGAGTATTCCAGAATATGGGTCAAGATCTTAAGAAGGAAGTATTTAGTATTAAGCCAGGTGAATTTAGTAATTGTAAATTTGGAGTATTTATCGTAGATAATCCTAGAGATACTGAAATATTTAAGCAGTTACAATCATTTGTACAGCCTTTACTTCAAAGTGATAAAGTTAGATTCTCTCAAGTAGCTAAGATGATTAAACAATCAGGCTCTTCTGAAGAATTGATTAGAGACTTAGAGAAGTTTGAAGATATGATGGCTAAGCAAGAACAGGCTAACTTAGAACGTGAACAGCAATTACAAGCTGCAGCTGATGAGAAAGCACATCAGATAGAGATGATGCGTATGCAACATGAGAAGACTTTGAATGATGCTGATAACGAAACTAAGATTATGGTAGCTAAGATTGGCTCATTCTCAAGAATGCAAGACCAAGATGGTGATAATAATGGAGTTCCAGATCAATTAGAGATAGCTAAATTAGAAGCACAAGTTGCAGAAACACAGCAGTCTATATCTATAGAAAGAGAAAGAATGCAGCAGGAAAAAGCTGAAGCTGATAAAGATAGACAGTTGAAAAGGGAAGAGATTAAGTCTAAAGAGAAGATAGCTAAATCACGTCCTAAACCAAAAGCGAAGTAATGGCAGATTTATATCCAATTATAGATGGCCATAAAAAGCCAACACCTAAGCCTAGCGATAAACTACTGTTGAATAAGCAGTTAAAGGCATTGCTTAGGATAAGAAGGGAAATACGTAAATTGTTGAATGTAGAGGAGTTACCACACAGATTAGATAATGGTACTACTCTATATACCCACCAAGACGTTGATGATAGAATACAGCTTTTAATGCGTAAATACCTAGATGATGGGTCAGTAGACTAATTAAAAATATGCATATAAGGCTATATATAAAAGAAACATTAGGTTGAAAACCTAGTAAATTTAAAATTTAAAACTTGATTATTTATTAATTTTGCATTAAAATGGAGGATAATACCTTAGATTTTTTTGATTTAGACGGCTATGAATCGCCGCAACCTTTAATAGAACCTGAAGAAACTACTGAAGAAGTAGAGACTACAGAGGAAGTTACAGAAGAGGTAGAAGATACTACAGTTGTAGTAGAAGAACCTGAAACACCTGAAGAAGATTCAGTTGAAGATGAAGACGAAACACTTAAACTTAATTACGAATATTTAAAAGGTTTAGGAGCACTTCATTTACCAGAAGATTATCAGTTTAAAGCTACTGAGAAAGGTTTCGAAGAAGCTATTAAGGCTTCTAATGATAACTTACAAAAGGCTTTGTTTGATGGCTTATTTGAAGATATGCCAGAAGAAGGTAAAGCATTATTGAATTACTATGCTAATGGTGGTACTAATGTTAAAGAATTTGTATCTTTACATTCAAGACCTGACTATAGTAAAGTAGATTTAGATGATGAAACAGCTCAAGAAGCAATTGTAAGGGAAAGCCTAAAACGCACAACTAAGTTTACAGATGCTAAAATTGAACGTGAAATTGAAGCATTACGTTATTCTTTTAGACTTCGTGAAGCTGCAGAAGAAGGTCAAACTACTATTGCACAAATGGATGCAGAAGAAAGAGCAGCTCTAGCAGAGCGTGCAAAACTTGAAGCTGTAGAACAGGAGAAAGCTGTAAAGGCTGAGATAGCTGAATTATCTAAAACAATTAAAAGTGTTAAAGAGGTTAATGGCATACCGCTTAGTGATAAAGACGAAGCATTAGTTATTAATTCTTTATATAAACCAATAAAATTAACGGACGGTACTAAAACTACTAGTTTTAACTACAAATTAAATCAAGCTTTGGCGGATCCTAAAAAGAGAGCGTTACTAGCTAAATTGGTGGAAACTGATTTTGATTTTAGTTATTTGGCTAGAAAAACTAAGACAGAAGCAGCAATTTCACTTAAAGATCGTTTAAAAGAAACTAAGCGATTTGGTAGTGGTAGAACTGGTTCATCCAGTGGTTTTGATTCTGATTCCGCAACGCTAAATTTATAAAACAAAAACAAATTAAAAAATGGCAACTAGTTCACAATTTAAAATTAAACAGTACGAAGGTTTTGGTGGTAAATTCGTAGATAGCGATTATCTCGCTGCTGCATTTGATACCAGTAAACCTCACATGTTTGAAAACTTGTTCACTAAGATTTATGCTGCTATGAATATGTTTGGTAACAAACCTCTATTAAGCATGATTTCTAAGAACAAACTTATGATAGATGATGAAATCTATCGCTGGCCGTTACAAGGTTCTGAAGAAAAATCACTCCGCTCTGTGGAAGTGGTAGAAACTTCTACGGCACCTGGTATTAACGGTACTACTTTTAAAATCAAATTGGATGAAGATTGGGTATCTGCTCCTGAAGTATTGATGGGTGAAGATAATGATTATGCAATCCGTATTGTAAATGGTCCTATACCTGATGGTACTGGCTTTATTTATGAGTGTATTTTGGAAGAAGATAATCCTATCCGCTACTTCCCAGTTGAATTGTTAGCAGTAGGTAAAGAGTTCTGTAAAGCTTGGACATCTGTACAGTCTGAAATGAATGATGAATTCGGCGGACAATACTATGCAAGTTCTTACCTGTTGGAATCTCAAGTAGGTTTCTTCGGTCAAGAATTCACTATCACTGATAAAGCATTACGTCAAGAAGGACGTATTGGTATTCCTCTGATTGATGGTAAAGGTAATAAGGTAGAGCGTTTCTTACCTATGGCTGAGATGAAGATGTTTGACACTTTCGAGATGTCAAAAGAGATTCAGCTTACTTATGGTAAAAGATCTACTAAGCAAGGTAAAAATGGTTACTGGAGAAAAACAGGCCCAGGTCTTAGAGAACAACTTAAGGATGGTAACGTAGAATTCTATTCAGGTGATTTGACAGAAGCTAGACTTCGTGATTTCTTACTTGATATTTTCTTCGCACGTAATGACCGTTCTAACAGAAAAGTTCGTGTAATGACTGGTACTATGGGTTCAATGATGTTCCATAGATTGTTAGCTAACGCTGCATCTGGATTCTTGACTCAAGATACTCACTTCATTAAACCTGCTGGTACTGGTGTAACTTCTAATGACTTACAATTCGGTGGACAATTTACTCGTTACGTTGGCCCAGAAGGTATTGAAGTTGAAGTTTACTACAATCCACAATATGATAACTTCCAGTATTGCAAGAAAGCTGACCCGATTGAAACCAATCGTCCAGTAGATTCTTGGAGAATGACTTTCCTTGATTTTGCAGCTCCTAGCTCAACTTCATTCGGAAGCAACGTTAACTACTTAGAAGTTAAAGATTCTTACAATCACGGTTTCATCGAAGGTACCGTTGGCCCTAATGGTCCTAAACAAGGTGGCGCAACCTCTCGTTTGGTTGGTGCATACCAGCGTTGGGTACAAGGTTCTGCAGGTGTGCAGATTGTAGACGTATCTCGTACTGGTGAATTAATCAGAGAGATAGAGGATTGACGAAGACTAATTGATAAAGCTGTCTTTTAAATAAACACAAATACCTGTGCCTATGCCTATGACAGCTGTGGCATCCACAGGGAGACTATTATGACAAATAAGAAAGTATTCATTAAGCCTGTTCCTGGCTTAGAATCCGTATTCAACATTCACGAATGGAAAGCTAAAAGTGGAAAAAAACTGAATAAAACTAAACTGAGTAGATATTCTGTAGATACAATGTCTGCATTATATTCAAGAAGTTTAGGACATAGAAAAACAGGATTACATTATTTCGTACCTAATCCTTATGCTAAATTTACAATTGAGCAACTTGGTGAAAAATACAAGCATTTAATAGGTAGAGAGGAAATCACTATCCAAGAAAAGTTAGAATATGAGCATCGTAAAGACCCAGGTTTTTACTCTCCTAGAATGACTAGAGAAGGAGAAACTCCTACTTACTTTACAGATTTTAAGTTTAAGCTTAGAGACGGTACTAACATTTTAGACTTAACTATTCCTGAACATGAGATTGCTTATTACGTATTATTAGATAGTAAGTTTGTAGCAAAATCATTAAAAGAATACCACGAGTACAAAAAACCTCATGCAAGATATTATATTGCGCAAGAGGATGAAGATCAAGAAATTCAATACAGAGCTAGTAAAGCTAAAGATATGGCTATTGCTAGATTAAACTCTGATGATATTACTGAAGAAAATTTAATATTAATTGCTAAGTCTTTAGGATGGTATTCCAACCAAAGTTTTACAGCACTATATAATAAGTTCTCTGTAAACATTAAAGGAGCTGATTTAAAAGAACCTTTAAATGCTTTATCTGAATTTACTAAGATAGTTAAGTTGTTAGATACTCCTACTGGTAGAGAAGAATTGAATGCAAGGGCAACCCTGTATGATTTAACTTCTTCTAGAGTTGTAACTGAAAACAAAGGTACTTTTGTATGGCACGCTAAAGGATTAACTATTGGATATTCGAAAGAAGAAGCAATAGACTTTATCATGGATCCAAACAAAATGGATGCGGTAACATCAATGAAAAAAGAATTAGCTGCAAAATTAATTACGTAAGTGAATATAAATGAGATGCACTTTGCCTTTAGATTGGCAATTGATAGAGTAAACTCCTTTAATTCTGATGATTTTACACCAGCTCAGATTGACTGGTTATTAAATCTCGCCCAATTAATTGAGGTAGATAAAAGGTATACTCCATCGAATTCCTCTAAACAAGGGATGGAAGTAACTCAAAAGAGAGTGGATGATTTAAGCGTATTACACGTAAGAAGTCCTCAAGAGCAGCCTGGATTAACTCCAACTGCTAACGGAACAATACTTGATAATAACGTTTATGAATGCCCAATCTCTTCCTTTCTTTACGACTATAAAGATTTAACAGGACTGCGTGCAGATATTACATCTAGCACATGTACTAAACAGATAGGATTAACGCAAGTACAAGAAGATGATTTAAATGAAGCATT